GTCCCACTTGTGCCTGAAGAACCTGTTGTACCGCTAGTTCCACTTGTTCCTGTAGTTCCTGATGTTCCGTCTATACCTGAAGTACCGCTGGTACCAGTTGTACCTGAAGTACCTGTAGTTCCTGAAGTTCCTGATGTACCTGAAGTACCGCTTGTTGCAGATGTCCCACTTGTGCCTGAAGAACCTGTTGTACCGCTAGTTCCACTTGTTCCTGTAGTTCCTGATGTTCCGTCTATACCTGAAGTACCGCTGGTACCAGTTGTACCTGAAGTGCCGCTTGTTCCTGATGTACCTGAAGTGCCGCTTGTTCCTGATGTACCTGAAGTACCACTTGTTCCTGTAGTTCCTGATGTTCCACTTGTTGCTGATGTTCCTGAAGTACCACTTGTTGCTGATGTTCCTGATGTTCCTGATGTGCCTGTTGTACCGCTAGTTCCACTTGTTCCTGTAGTTCCTGATGTTCCGTCTATACCTGAAGTACCGCTAGTACCTGATGTTCCTGTTGAACCTGAAGTACCACTTGTTGCAGACGTACCTGATGTTCCTGTTGAACCTGAAGTACCTGACGTTGCAGATGTTCCTGATGTTCCACTAGTACCTGATGTACCTGATGAACCACTAGTACCTGAAGTTCCGTCTATTCCTGATGTTCCACTTGTACCTGTAGAACCTGAAGTTCCACTAGTCCCTGTTGTACCTGAAGTACCACTCGTTGCAGATGTTCCTGATGTTCCACTTGTTCCTGAAGTACCTGATGTACCTGTAGTACCAGTTGTTCCTGTTTTTCCTGATGTTCCACTTGTTCCTGAAGTACCTGTTGAACCACTAGTACCTGAAGTTCCGTCTATTCCTGATGTTCCTGATGTTCCACTTGTACCTGTAGAACCTGAAGAACCTGATGTTCCACTAGTCCCTGTTGTACCTGAAGTACCACTCGTTGCAGATGTTCCTGATGTTCCACTTGTTCCTGTAGAACCTGAAGTTCCACTTGAACCGTCAACACCTGAAGTTCCACTTGTACCAGATGTTCCTGTAGAACCTGAAGTTCCGCTTGTACCGTCAATTCCTGAAGTACCTGATGTTCCATCTATTCCACTAGTACCTGAAGTTCCGTCTATTCCACTAGTTCCTGAAGTACCGCTTGTTCCACTTGTTCCTGACGAACCTGAAGTTCCGCTAGTTCCTGTTGAACCTGATGTTCCACTTGTTCCTGAAGTACCGTCTACCCCACTCGTCCCTGATGAACCACTAGTTCCAGATGTTCCTGAAGTACCACTTGACCCTGAGGTTCCTGAAGTACCACTTGACCCTGAGGTTCCTGAAGTACCAGATGTTCCTGAAGTACCATTAAATGTTGTGGCACTTATTGTGTGTAATTGTCCATTAGCGTCAATAGTAACCACCAAAGGGTCGACCGATTGGGTCAACCCTGAGATGAAAATTTCTCCTGCGCTTCCGAGTTTTATTCTTTTAATTCCATCCGTTGATAAAAATAATTCATCGTCAATCGAATAGAAAAAACCTTTATTAAGTGCCATATGTTATATAATTTGTACCCATCCACCTGATTTATAGATATATAGTCCTTCGTCTCCGTCCGTTTGATATACTATTAAAGCCACATCAACTGCTGACATCGTTAGACCATTTCTCTGAGTTTCTGTTAATCTTGGGAACATGATTCCTCTTGTTCCAAATATTTCGAATATTGCGTTTGCGGTTGTTCTTGTTGTTTGTCCTATAACTATTGTATTTCCTGTTCCTCCTGTTACCTCAGCAATTGGTGTTGTAGTATCTCCAATAGTATCTGTTGAAGTGAATTTAACAATTGTGTTAAGTGTTCCTCCTACTGCAACTGAGGTTCCTGAAGTACCTGTTGTACCTGAAGTTCCACTTGTTCCTGTTGTTCCTGAAGTACCTGAAGTTCCTGACGAACCACTAGTACCTGAAGTACCTGATGTACCTGTTGTACCACTTGTACCACTTGTACCTGTTGTACCACTTGTACCTGTTGTTCCTGATGAACCTGATGTTCCATCCGTACCACTTGTTCCATCTGTTCCTGAAGTTCCTGAGGTACCACTTGTGCCTGTTGAACCTGATGTACCACTTGTACCACTAGTTCCTGATGAACCTGAAGTACCGCTTGTTCCTGTTGTCCCTGAAGACCCTGATGTTCCGCTAGTTCCTGATGAACCACTTGTTCCTGTTGTCCCTGAAGTACCATCTATTCCACTAGTTCCTGAAGTTCCACTAGTTCCTGAAGTTCCACTAGTTCCTGAAGTACCGTTATCACCCTTAGGTCCATCTAAATTAGTATCCCACGTTGAATATACTCCTGAACCACTAATGTCCGTAACTTGTAGTGTTAGAGAACCTGAAACAGGATTGTACGAAACAACGTTTCCGTGAAAGTTATTCACAGTACTATTTGCAACAATCACATGTTGTGCTGTTGTGTAAGATAATCCAACACTTGTTGTTAATGTAATATTATTACCGACTGTTAATCCTGATAATGATATTGTATCATTTGATATTCCAATATACTCAGCACTTGTTCCGCTAGTTCCTGAAGTACCTGTAGTTCCTGAAGTACCCGAAGTACCTGTAGTTCCTGATGTTCCATCTATCCCTGAAGTACCCGAAGTACCTGTAGTTCCTGATGTTCCATCTATCCCTGAAGTACCCGAAGTACCTGTAGTTCCTGATGTTCCATCTATCCCTGAAGTACCCGTAGTTCCTGATGTTCCTGATGTTCCTGATGTTCCTGATGTTCCTGATGTTCCTGATGTTCCATCTATTCCTGAAGTACCCGAAGTACCTGTAGTTCCTGATGTTCCATCTATTCCTGAAGTACCTGATGTACCATCTATTCCACTTGTTCCTGACGTGCCATCTATACCGCTAGTTCCTGAAGTACCACTTGTACCGCTAGTTCCTGAAGTACCGTCTATTCCTGAAGTTCCGCTAGTACCTGATGTACCATCTATTCCTGATGTTCCTGATGTTCCTGACGTTCCATCTATTCCTGAAGTACCCGAAGTACCTGTAGTTCCTGATGTTCCATCTATTCCTGAAGTACCTGATGTACCATCTATTCCACTTGTTCCTGACGTACCATCTATACCGCTAGTTCCTGAAGTACCATCAATTCCTGAAGTACCTGAAGTACCATCAATTCCTGAAGTACCTGAAGTGCCTGAAGTACCACTTGTTCCGTCTGTTCCTGATGTACCATCTGTTCCACTTGTTCCGTCTGTTCCTGATGTACCATCTGTTCCACTAGTTCCGTCTGTACCTGAAGTACCGCTAGTTCCGTCTGTACCTGAAGTACCATCTGTTCCACTAGTTCCGTCTATTCCACTTGTTCCTGAAGTACCATCTGTTCCACTTGTTCCTGAAGTACCATCAATTCCTGAAGTACCTGAAGTTCCGTCTATTCCTGAAGTACCTGAAGTTCCGTCTATTCCACTTGTTCCTGAAGTACCATCAATTCCTGAAGTACCATCAATTCCTGAAGTACCTGAAGTACCATCAATTCCTGATGTTCCTGAAGTTCCGTCTATTCCACTTGTTCCTGAAGTACCATCAATACCTGAAGTACCACTTGTACCATCTATTCCGCTCGTACCTGAAGTTCCGTCTATTCCACTTGTTCCTGAAGTACCATCTATTCCTGATGTTCCTGAAGTACCGTCTATTCCACTAGTTCCTGAAGTACCTGAAGTTCCGTCTATTCCACTTGTTCCTGAAGTACCATCTATTCCTGATGTTCCTGAAGTACCGTCTATTCCTGATGTTCCTGAAGTACCGTCTATTCCACTTGTTCCTGAAGTACCTGAAGTACCACTTGTACCTGAAGTACCATCTATTCCTGATGTTCCTGAAGTACCGTCTATTCCTGATGTTCCTGAAGTACCGTCTATTCCTGATGTTCCTGAAGTACCGTCTATTCCACTTGTTCCTGAAGTACCGTCTATTCCACTTGTTCCTGAAGTACCATCTATTCCACTTGTTCCTGATGTACCATCAATACCACTTGTTCCTGATGTTCCATCAATACCTGAAGTACCACTTGTACCATCTATTCCGCTCGTACCATCTATTCCTGAAGTACCTGATGTACCATCAATACCACTTGTTCCATCTATACCTGAAGTACCGCTAGTTCCTGAAGTACCTGAAGTACCATCTGTTCCACTAGTTCCATCTATTCCTGAAGTACCGCTAGTTCCTGTTGTACCTGAAGTACCATCTGTTCCTGATGTACCACTAGTTCCTGTTGTACCTGAAGTACCATCTGTTCCACTAGTACCGTCTGTTCCGCTAGTCCCTGAAGTTCCATCTGTACCGCTAGTTCCTGAAGTTCCCGTTGTACCTGAACTACCTGATGTTCCTGTTGTCCCTGATGTACCATCTGTACCGCTTGTCCCTGAAGTTCCGCTAGTTCCTGTTGTACCTGACGAACCTGATGTTCCTGTAGTACCTGAAGTACCATCTATTCCTGAAGTTCCACTAGTACCGTCAGTACCTGAAGTTCCACTAGTACCTGATGTTCCTGTTGTTCCACTTGAACCTGATGTTCCTGTTGTTCCCGAAGTTCCTGTTGTTCCACTTGAACCTGATGTTCCTGTTGTTCCCGAAGTTCCTGTTGTTCCCGAAGTACCACTTGTTCCGTTAACCCCACTTAATCCTGAAGTACCTGATGTTCCATCAGTTCCGCTAGTTCCTGAAGTACCGTCTGTTCCGCTAGTTCCTGAAGTACCGTCTGTTCCGCTAGTTCCATCTGTACCTGAAGTACCGTCTGTTCCGCTAGTTCCGTCTATTCCTGAAGTACCACTAGTACCGTCTATTCCACTTGTTCCATCTATTCCTGAAGTACCGCTAGTACCATCTGTACCTGATGTTCCATCTATTCCACTTGTTCCTGAAGTACCATCTGTTCCTGAAGTACCATCTGTTCCTGAAGTACCGCTAGTTCCGTCTATTCCTGAAGTACCGCTAGTTCCTGTTGTACCTGAAGTACCGTCTGTTCCACTTGTTCCATCTGTTCCGCTAGTTCCTGTTGTACCTGAAGTACCATCTGTTCCACTAGTACCATCTATTCCTGAAGTACCTGATGTACCATCTGTTCCACTTGTTCCGTCAGTACCTGATGTACCATCTGTTCCACTTGTTCCGTCAGTACCTGATGTACCATCTATTCCTGAAGTACCACTAGTTCCTGTTGTACCTGATGAACCTGAAGTTCCTGAAGTACCATCTGTTCCACTAGTTCCGTCTATTCCTGAAGTACCTGATGTACCACTTGTACCTGAAGTACCTCCTGTTATTGTTACGGTAATATTTCCACCACCATCGTTTGTTACTGTTGCACCATTGAATGTTATTCCTGATACAGGGTTAACTGTCGTAATCCCGTCACCAACCGATAAGGCTGAACCAGAACCTGAAGTAATTCCTGTTATTGAGACATTTAAACCATCACTATTATTAAGGGTTAACGTTGAAGTTCCACTATCATAAGTCCCTCCCGTTACTGTACCTGTAAATCCTGTGATTGTTACTGTTTGTCCGTTGTTTTCATATAATTGTAAAGTAGTTGTTGCAGAAAAATATGTTCCTCCTGTAATAACAGTGTCGTTCATATTTGCAACTTTCCATCTTGCGTTTTCATGAGTCGCCCCACTAACACCTTCAATTGTTGACCCTGTCCAAGCATTTAAAAACAAAGCTCCCGCTTCGGTACTGTCTTCACATGTCCAGTTTGTACCGTCAAATCCAAGAGCTCCAGAGGTTTGTGCATTATTCCATAATGTTACATAGTTGTCTATGACATATTGATAGGTAGTATCTGCTGAAATAACATACACCATCATACCTAACCTTCTTCTTCCTGATGATATCTCATCACTATATAAAGTTAATACGTTGGGTATACTAAAAGGTGCGTTATATGCAAATGATATTGGGATTGTGTTTCCCGAATAAAGTACTGTTCCTTCAGTACCTGGCGGGATAACATAATTTAAGTCAGCATACGAATATACTTCCATGTATCCACCTATGTTGTATACACTGAAATTCGTACCTGTACTATTGTCAAGAGCAACTCCGACTGGTGCTTCGTAGATTGTTCCTGCTAATGGATTTTGATAGTTAAAGCTCATGTTCTTTTTTTATTTTTTTATATTAAGGTGTTTCCTTTGAAGTAAACATTATTCGCTGACGCGTTTATTCTAAATTCGGTATTACTATATGTTGTGTAAACTCGATAAGTTCCTGGTGGAATTGTCGAACCTGTAAATCCAACAGGAATTGTTGCGATAGTTGAATTTAAGTTTCTTGCTGTTAATGCGTTTGGATTACCTGCGGTATTCGTACCAATTTGAGTCATAATTTGACCATTTGTTGCTCCTGTTGAAACGTACCAAGTATACCAAGCGTTTGTTGGTGTTGTTCCTGCCGCAACTTGAGTTGTTTGGAACAGATATGCGTTGATTGGATTACCATATGCATCAACTCCCCCTGTTGTTGGCGAAATTGTACCTGTAATAATTGCAGGTGCATTACCTCCCCAACCTGAGTATTGTAAGTAAGCGTTCATTTGTTGGTTAAACGTTACTGAATTAGCCGTTGTTGGACCATTAATGAAATATCCTCTCCATGTACTTCCTTGAGACAACATCCATCCATTAAAGCTTGATGTAAGTCCTTGAGGTTCAATTGTTAAGTAAGCAAGTAACGGTGCGTTTGTCGGTGTAGGTGTTTGAGTTTGAGTTGGTGTAGGTGTTTCAGTTGTAGTAGCGGTGTTAGTTGGTGTAGGTGTTTCAGTTGCGGTTGCCGTAGGAGTTGCCGTCTCGGTAGGAGTCATTGTTGCGGTTGCCGTAGGTGTTGCCGTCTCAGTTGGAGTTGCCGTTATTGTTGCGGTATTAGTTGGTGTAGGTGTTTCGGTTGCAGTAGGAGTTGGAGTCGATGTTTGAGTTTCACTTGGAGTATTTGTAGGCGTCTCACTTGGTGTATTTGTTGGAGTTTCCGTCTGAGTCGGAGTATTTGTTGGAGTTTCCGTAGGAGTTTCCGTAGGAGTCTCTGTAGGAGTTTCCGTAGGTGTTTCACTTGGAGTATTTGTTGGAGTCTCAGTTGGAGTTGATGTTGGAGTCTCAGTTGGAGTCTCACTTGGTGTATTTGTAGGGGTCTCTGTGTTAGTAGGTGTTTGAGTAGGGGTCTCTGTTGGAGTCTCTGTTGGAGTCTCTGTTGGAGTTGGGGTAGATGTTTCGGTATTAGTTGGCGTGTTTGTAGGAGTCTCAGTTGGAGTCTCAGTAGGTGTTTCAGTATTAGTTGGTGTTACTGTAGAAGTATTTGTAGGTGTCGCAGTTGGAGTCTCTGTTGGAGTCTCTGTTGGAGTTTCAGTTGGAGTCTCAGTTGGCGTAGGGCTAGCACCTATTGAAGGTGTTTGAGTTGGAGTTTCAGTAGGTGTTGGTGTACTAGTTGCCGTTTCTGATGGAGTCGGTGTATTAGTCGCAGTTTCTGATGGTGTTGGGGTGTTTGTTGCACCTGGTGTTGGAGTAGGAGTTGCAGTTGGTGTTGGAGTAACACATTCTAACGCAACTACAATACCATTAAACATGTCATTTCTTGACGCATTTGCATAATAAAGAACGTCATCGACATAGATATTAAATGGCCCAAGAGCGTTTGAGTTAGAAGCAAGTCTAACAATATATGTTGTACACCCTGTTACTGTTAATTGTTGTTCAATTTCAGTATCACATCCTGGGGCGTTATTAGTTACAAGAATAGAATATATGGACATCCGCTGTTTTTATTAAATAAATACCGCAAGTATTCTATTTCCTTACCAACTATCTTAAAAATAATAAAATGAATTTATTTTTAACTATGCGAGATATATTTCACACGACGCATCGGAAGAATATATATTAAAATTACAATTTGATTCTTGGATGTCGATGTTAACAACACAAGATGCTAATTCAATTGTGATTTGGAAGTCACATCCGAAAGTACAATCTAATATTTTAAAGACAACACAATTATTTGAGTCAACTAATGTTAACATTATTTGTGGCGCATTCTGAAAAATACTAGGTATAACAGTATTATATTTCACTGTTGGTGGAACAGGTCCCGAACTAATAGTACCTATTAAAGTACTGTTGTTACCATAGATATCTGCTATGTAAACTTGAATAGGGTAAGTACCCCCTGATATTTCGGTTATTCTAACTTGTGTCATGATAAACAGATTATGTCATAAACAATTACTAAGTCTAAAACAATTTCTTGTCCTTCTAATGAAGTATTATTTCTACTTGTTTCAATCGTTATTTGATTATTTAATTGGTCTATAGTTACGTTACCCACACCAGGAATACTTAGTAACAAAGATTTGACTGTGTTGTACCATGTATTATCACTTGGAGCCTGTACCAAAGATGTTGAAGTAAAAAATTCTTGTTGTGCAGTTAGTCCTGCAGGGTTTACCGACACTTTCGCAGTGAATGTTGCACTAATTAAATCACAACTAGTATTTCCTGTTGTTAAATCAAAGAATCCTTCGTTTAACATTTGTAATAAACCAAATTTAGTTGGTGACGTAATATTGAATACTTCTGCACCCATTACATATGTTTGATAAGAAGCATAGTTTTTATTACAAGTTATTGTAGCGTTTCTCGAAAGTGTACATCCGTTAGCATCAACAACAGTTAAACTATATGACCCCCCTGTTAAACCTGTTACTTGTATTTGCTGTGGTTCATTCGGTACGTTGTCCGACCAATTAAAACTAAACGGTGGTTCACCTGAACTAATAAAGGCAGTTATTTTACCACTATCACCACTACCACAAGATGTTGTGAATAATGAGTAATCTAATCGTTGGCTAAATGGTATTAAAATATTTGCAGTTTGAGTACACCCATCAGAATCTGTCACTGAAACGGTATGTGTTCCTGCGGATAAATTATTAAAGGTTACCGCACTTAAGTTTGTGTCTATCACATTGAAAATTCCGTCAACAGAATAATCCAAAGGCATTGTTCCCCCTGTTGTTGAATAGATGGTAACTTGTCCATTATTTTGGTTACAACTTGTTGACACAACGTCTGTAGATATCGTAAATTTATTCTCAGTGATTATTGTTATCTCTTGAATATACGAACATCCCGAATTGTCAGAAACCGCAACTGTATAAGTTCCACTTCCTAATCCGTCAAATAATTGAGTTGTTTGTGAATTGTTGATGTTTGTTTGTGCTCCTGATGGATAGATTAAAGTATATGTATAAGGTGTTGTTCCTCCAACAACTGAAATCTGAATTGAGCCATCAGTACTTGAACAAGTTGAATTTTGATTATTTACAGATACTGAAGTTATTCCTCCAGGCGTTTGTAAAGTCGTTCCCGCAAATGTCTGACAAAATCCTGCATCAGTTACTTGGAAGTTATAATCTCCCGCAGATAATCCTGATATTGAGAATGTTCTACCATAAGATATTTCAACATTACCTGTTGAGGCTGAATAGTAAAATGGCGCGGTTCCACCTGTAATGGTTAAACTAATTGACCCATTACTTTGTAAACATGATGGTGATACTGAAGTTATAAGTCCAAGTCCAATAACGTTAACGTCAGTTACCGACCCTTCCATTGATTTTGTACATCCGTAAGCATCTGTCACAGCGACTGAATAGTTACCTTTTGTTAACCCTGTAATAGTACTACCCGTTTGACCATCACTCCACAGATAAGTAAAAGGAGCTAACCCTGTTTCCCCTGTTACGGTAATTTTACCAATAGGTACTCCACCGCAACTAGAGTTAGGAACTACGTACAAACCAAAACTAAACTCTTCAGAAGTATCGATAATAAAACTTTGTGTTATACCTGAACATCCTCCCAAATCTTCAGCAAGAAGGAAATAGGTACCCGCACTTAATCCCCCAAAAGTAAATTCAGGTGTGTTTGTAACACCAGATTGAATTAAACTATTATCCATCCCCAACAAATAGAAATTTGTTGACGAATATTGTGATGTTGATGTACCGACAACCGACCCATTATCCGAATTACAAGTTGTATCTTGTACTGAAAGAATTGACGCACAAACTCCACTCGAAACGGGTACATTAATATAGAATTCTTGGTTGGTAGGTAATGTACTATCGTTAACTCTGGCGGTATATGTTGACGCAGATAATCCTGTCACTATCGAAGCCCCTGTTGTAACCAAATCAACTTGAGTCAAAGGTGACTGCCATTGTACAGTGTATGGAGGAGTACCTCCTAATAAGGATAAACTTATAATACCATTATTGGTATTACTACAGTCTCCTGTTATCGATAAGTTATAATCAAATGATGCCATTAGTTAGCCTTACAATTTATGCTGATGTTTATTCCTGAATTTAATGATAGAATTTCATCAAGATTTCTATCCGTACACGTTAGACTAGTTATTGTTAAAACATTACCATTCAAGTAATACGTATAACCAAAGTCATATAATTGTGGTAGGTATTGAATTAAGGCGTTTCTCCAAGCTCTGTTTGAAGGTACGTCTGTTAAACCATACCCTGTGTAGAATAGTTCTTGTATAATAATATCACCAGCTATTCGTAAATCAACATACCAATTACTTTCAACCGAATTTTGAATACAATCGTTTAGGGTAAGTCCACTAGATGCCAACATTGAATTAACTCTGTTTGATAAGATACTATTGAAGTTACTAACCTGAATATCCCCATTCAACCATGGGTATATATTAAAGTCTGTAAATTCCGTGGTACAGGTGTAATCAAATATGTTTGAAATAATATAACAAGGGTCAACAGGTACTGGTATGAACTGGCATCCTCTTTGTCTTCTATAAACAAACTTTTGTTTGTGTAATACAGAGTTTTCCATTCTAACCCCTGTATTCCATATTGTTGTTGCGGGAACCATCTGTTCCACTAACTTCATCCAATAAGGCCCAATACCATCTACGTAATCAATTAATTTTTGATACGTATACTTGTTATTTGGAATATTGATTGTTTGTTCTTGTTCAATGTACTTCCACCATATTGACTGAAGTGTTGGGTACCCACCAGTTTTACCGTCACTAATGTATTGTCTGTTTCTAACATTAATCATATTCTCCCAAAATGTTTGAGAAAATTCAAAGAATGTTTTCTTTTTTGGTTCTGGCTTAACAAAAGTCCAATCTACTCCACCTGGGACAGGATATCCGACAGTTAAACCTGATTCAGGTATCGGATAGTCATATCTTTTTGACTGTTCCCAAACGTCATAAACAAGTCCTTGTGATGGATTTAAGAAAAGGTCAACGTTTTTAACGTTTAATACTAATTTTTCATTATCCACATAATAGTAGGCGTTATAGTCAGCGTTAGTAGAAACCCTAATTCTATTGTCCTCTTCTAACCATGATTTATTATTATCCACTACTTGAGTTAGTTTAAATCCTTCAGTCATATAAGGAAAATCTCTAAACCTATCCAAGTAGGGTTGACCATATGAGAATGGAGTTAAGGTTGTTTGAATATCATAGTTTTGACCTGTATAAACACTACCTGTTATTCTAACTTGGTCAGGGCTTCTGTGTTGTGGTGTGACTTCATACCATCCCGCACCTAATTGGAAGAAATAGTCTTCTGTATTTAAAGGTGCGGCAGGGAACCCTAAAGCATCAATAGGATAATCTTCTAATCTAACATTAACATCTTCGTATGTTGAAGTTGAAGTAAACCCTGAATATATCTTACCTTTAATTTTATATGTCTCACCAGGTAAAAATGTTGGAGTGTCCTCAACATAGGTTCCTCCCGAAATACTAGCCCATTGAGTATAGAATTGGTCTAAATTAATTCTTTGGTCTGCAAGATATATGTGTTCGTTGAATTCAATTAACGATTCAGGAGCACCTATTAATCTCATTAAAAACTCAATCGACCTTCTCGTACCTTTAGATTTGAATAGATAAGCAGCATTAAGAATTAAGTTTCTATAAAAAGCATAATTTAATTCCGTAGGAGTTAGAGCTCTTGCATAACCAGGGTATGTTGGAGTTGTTGTATTTCCAAACACAGAACTTAAAAAATCTTCATTTGTAATTGGAGAAAAATTTGAAGTCCATCCTAAAGTTTGAGACAAGTTTACAAGTAATTGTGATGGAATGTCGTTTGACGGATTATAGTTAACCGAATTCATATATGACAACGCATCAATAAACTGTTTTACTTGGTCAAAACTTCTACCATAAATTTGAAATATTTTTTCAACTTTTTGTCCTAAGGTGTCAAACTCTTTTAAAGAATCTGTAACTAAAAATCTTGATATTAAATTACTTTTAAAAGAATCTAAATCAACGGCAATTGTCTCCAATGTCGTTAAATAATCGTCGAATAAGAAAGACCTAATATCTAAATTCCATCCACCGTCTTTTGGCCATGTTACTTGTTGATACTTAACATAAAATTCCCCATTTTCAGTTTGAGCGGGTACTTGGAATGCTGCTGTATATTCTGGTCTTACCAATCTATTTAATAAAAATTTTTCAACCTCATCGAAATCTTCGGAAAATATTTTATCTGTAATTAAGTCGTTTGGTCTTATTTGAAAATTTTCATTGGTTGTTGTTGCGGTAGTACCAAAAGGAGCCCCCGAAACATAGAATTGAATAAACCCTGTCGTTAAATTTTCCGATGGTAAGAATGAGACAATATTGTATATGTTATCATTAATACTAACAGAGTAATCTAAGTAAGTGTTATATAAATTTCTATAAGGAGAAACAAGTATTTCTCTAACCGATAAGTTGGTTGCAGCACTTACTGAGTAATCAATATCAAAAGGATTGTTAATCCTATCAACATTCACTTGAAAGTAAGTTTCATCTTCGACAGGGTCGTAAAGAATATTAGTTGCAGTGGCGCCTGTAGTAAAATCCAAGTTAGTGAAAATAACATCTAACGCTGCTGGAAAATAATTAATAATTTTTGTAATAGATACTTGAAATCTTTTACTCAACGAACCATACATTGAGAAGTTTAAGACTTGTGACACATCGTAGTTAGGATAAACCCTAAACTGTGTTGCCATAATTCTTCTACTCTCAGCTAAATCATTAATATTTAAATCACCTAAATTAATAGGTTCAGAAAACGCTCCAACACTAAAAGTTCTATTAACCTTTTCAACCACTGAAGTTGTGAACTCAAAGTTACCTTGCGTAAGTCCACCACCCTCAACTGTTTGTAATCCTACAATATTGTCAGAGAAGGTTGCAGCACCACTACCAGGTCTTGGAGGGTAAAAGTATTTTGTCGTCTTTTGCGTTATCGCCATTAGGTTGTTATATTTGTAAAGTTTTTACTGAAATCAATATTATCATTTCTATTCTGTCTAACCTCATATAACAATGCATTAAATTGGTCTCTAATCTCATACAAGTTGTATTGTCTGTAGATATTGTTTTGACTATCGTAGATTGTGTAGATACCATCATCAATAGATTTAGTTTGATTACCGTAAAGAGCAATTGCAAGAGATGATATATCGTATTCAACCATTTCTACTTCTAACGTTATTGGATTGAAGAACGTATTAGTAATAATAATGTCTTGATTCGGCTGCCCAATAAATGGAGTTGCGTTTGGTTTGTTTGTTGGTGAAGATGATGGTGATAGTGTTAAGAAAATAAGATTTGAATCTCCATCAACATATCTATATCTAATTGATTTTTGAGTCGTATTAACTTCATTAGTTACAACAGGTTCACAATAGAAACTTGAAGTTACAACTCTAAAAAAGTTAGGTATTTTGGAACCGTCAGGATTTAAGTATTCAATTCTGAATCCAACAAGCCCTTGAGGTACAAACTTGTTTTGGTATTCTGTTGGTACGTTAGTAATATCAATTATAATACCTTTTACGTTTGGTAACGCACTTAAAACACCACAATCAGTGATTACAGTTCTTATTTGGGCTGGTCTTATGTATAATGTGTAGATACCTAAAGCATTAAATTGATTTGCAGGTAATGTTAGATTATATAATCCTCCTAATACTTCAACTCCTGCATTTCCACCTGTCTCAGTATTATTGAAATAAGGTCTAAGTAAAGTCTGTGCATCCAATTGCGTAAGCACGAACTGGTCTGTCACATCCCTTGTTGGAGTGTAGTTCATGATAATCTCAACATCTTGTGGTGAGACATCTGATGGTCTTATTGTACCGTATGAGCCTATTGCCATTTTGTCTTATTTAATTTATAAATAGTTTAGTTCTTTTTTTCATTTACGTTCTTTCTTTATTAATAACATTAAAAAATCCGTAACCATAATTTATCATGTCTCCTAAGTTATCAACCTCACCTATTCTCATCACCCTTTCATACGCACTATTCTTACCTCTCTCAATAAAAACGTCAGTTTGTATTTGAGCTTGGTCAACAACTTTCAATAAAACTTCGTCTTTTGTTATTGGACTTGCCTGTAAATTGTTTTGAGTCAATCCTGAAGATTCTTGGAAGAATATTGTTGTACCATCTGTATAGTCATAATAATCAACACCTGTTATAGTGTAAGCAGTAAATGTTGGATTCATGTTGGAAATTGCTCCCCATATTTGTCCATTAGCAATTACGGGTACCCCTACTTGGAACTTAGGTGACCCGTACTGAGCCAATTCGTTCACCCTTGACTTGGTCAATCCTGAAACTGTAAATGGGATTGTAACGTAGTTAATCGATGTTTGAGCCGATACCACGTTAACAGCATCTCCTGAAAATATATAATCATACGATACTGGTGTTCCTATCCAGTTACCTGACGAAGGAGCAAAAAACGCCTCTCCTTTTGGGTTATAAATTGTTGGGTTAGTGAACGGAGTACTTATTTTTTTAGAAACTTTTGTCACTCCCCATGGATTTGTTTGTTCCAAGGTTATTGTGTATTCACGAGTCGCAGATGCGTATGTATGATTAAGAGTGTTCGGTGTGTACCCCGTTATTATTTGTTTTGGAGTGTTATCACCCCAATCAACTCTATAAGATGATAGGTTTAAAAACTTTTGGAACTCGTCTGAAGTATTGTAGATATTGTATACGTATGGGTTTGCCGTTGTGGATGAAAATATAAAATTTGCAACTACATTTTTCTGTAATACCGCTCCGTCAAATGGACTATAGTATCCCGCATCGACAGCGGTTTGTCTGAACAATAATGGGACACTTAAGTTTGTTAATAATGAAGCCCCGTTTGGACCCGAACTAACAACTTTGGTCATAGCAGAATACACCCCAACAGAAGTTCCATCGTAATTAACGACGGATAAATCTCTTGCAACGTTTTCAGGCGATACCGTTATTTTATAATAATCTGACATTCTTATTGATTTACATATTCATACCATTTTATGGGTAAATTTGTCCCTAATCTTTGACCGTAAGTGTTAAACACTTGATATGTTTGTGTTGGATAATCTAATTTAACTTTGTAGTATAATAATTGAGTACCATCAAACGAGTACTTATTTTCCATTAGAGCTTGTGGTCCTTCAGTCAGGTCAAATGGTGTGGTCCCTCTTCCAGTCATCATAGTTGTAAACTGACCTGTCTTGGCGTTATAGAATTTGGCACTCATATAGAATGTGTCAATGTCTAAAAATGTTCTTTTCTTTAACCAATAAAGAAAGAAACCTTCTTTATCTCCAACATAGTCTAATATAAATTCAGGTTTTTTAATCGACACTAATGTTCTTTGCATTTGAGCATCCATCTTCAACCCCTGTTGTGTTGGTAAAATTACTGTTAGGTAATTTGTTTGTTTTTTGTCATCAGGAGTATCGTAAAAATCTAATTTAAAAAATGAGTTAGTGAAATTGTTTTCATAGTAATAAACCTCTTGAGGTGTAAACCCTTCACTTAGGTAATTAACTCTCCAATTGTTAATATCACTCATTGAACCTCCTGAATAGAAATAAAACTCGTAATTAATCTCTGTATTGTTTGTTGTTCCTGTGGCAGGTGCGTGTGCAAACCTTGATATTTCAAAATCGCGTCCAACCCCAATAACTTCCGTTATTACTTCTTTTTCGTACTCTTGAATTGCCATATCTAATCCCAAGTAGTCCCACTTAAGTTCTACAGGAATATTGATTTGCTTGTCAGTATCTCCGTCTTGTCTAATTACAAATTTATTCACACTCATCAATTAACGGTTTAAATGAGAAGTCACTCTGAACCTCGTTATAGTTTATTCCTTCAGGTATTAATCTAAACACAACATTTTGAAATGGATAATGTGCTGTATTAAAAAATGGATAATCTACCCCTAACCCTGTGTTATCTTTAAACCCATAACTAAACAAATCTCTCCATCTAAACTGTTCGTCTGATGAAGAATAAAATGCCCAATTTGGAACTTGGTCTAAGAACCCTACTCCTCCTGTTTCAACATAATCGGAGAATACTCTTAGAGTCATTGGGTTATGTGGTTTATAATAATATCCTGGCGCATTGTTAGTTGGGACCGTAGTTGTTGCAAATACAGTTTGGTTGAACTTCATTTTGTGATAATATGGTGACACGGTTCTTTCTATTTGTTCGTAGTTGTTCCACTCACAGAAGTCCCCATCCATAATGTCATCCTTTTTCAAATCCAAATTATAGAAGAAACTTTTGGTTTGACCATTAGTTAAAGTATACCCTGAAACAGGAATTGATGTGTTTGATTTTTGGTTATTATTACTCCACCACGGATTTACAACTTTAGATAAATTAAATCCCCACCCTTGTTTTAATCCAATACCATCAAAAGGCATATTAAAATACCCTGAAAACCCTTTATTTACGATTGTCAGATTAATCTCAGATAATGGTCTCATTTGGTTGTCTCTATATCCCGCCAAATCAATGTCATAATTTGATGTGAAGTTGTAAGCATTACTACTAGATTTCTGAGAAACTCTTGTAACGTTATTTGGAGTAATAGAACTATACTCTAACTTCATTTGTTCCCCAAAAACATTCTTTTCAAAACCAACTTTAGTAACCGCTAAGTCAGTTAGATTAGTTAAAACTTTATATTGTTTAACATAATATTCTGACCTTGTTTCCGTTAAATTATCAGGATTAAGTACTCTTTTAAAAGTACCTGTGGTGCCATTATTAAATGTCGTACCCGTATATCCAATATTCAACACATTAAATGTGTATACATCCGTACCAAATAATCCAGTTCCTAACGAATACACTTGGAAGATGTTTGAATTTCTATAAGTTAATGATAACTCAACATATTCGTTTGGAGTTAATCCGTGAGGAGCAACACAAGTAAATGAAATTAACCCATTACCATTTTGTGATGTATTTGTTATTGTAAACGCAATACCATCACTCGCCTTCCAAGTAATGTCGTTAGAGTTACTTGAATAATATGTTAATTCCTTATCATAATTATTATCTGATGGATAGGTTAAATAGTATGTCCAATTGTACGTATATGCACTTTTGGCTTTGTACTGAAAATGTTGGTCTCCGACATCAGGTCTATAAAAATCAAACTCGTAGTATTGTGGAAATCCTTTCCAAATACCACTTTGTTTAGAAGCCTCGGGTGATGTGTAATAAAGATTATCTCTAAATGGTATATAACCTGTGGTACCAGTATAAGCGTTGTCGTACAAATAAGTAACTTTAAAAGTAGGTCTAAAAATAGTACAAGCCTGTCTTTCGTCGTCATATACTTGAGCAAGGTTAACCGTTGCACTTCTGTCGTATTCAGTAATTTCCTGACTTTGTTCATCAAGATTTATCGAAATTTTTTGATTGACAGATGGTGCCCCTTTATACCTTAAACCGCTTGGAACTATTGTATACTTATTCATCTAATGAGTATTTTGTTTTAAACCTATCTAATGCCGATTCACCTTTAACAACCCCAAAATAGAATTGATATGGTGCTCCCACTAAAAATCTATTTGAAGTTTGTGGTGTTGAGGTATATCGACCACCCACAGTTGGGTAACTTACAACATTCCCATCTACACTATATATGTACCCTCTCGCGGTTAAATCATTCGCTACGGACGTTCCATTTAAATAATATTTAGTATCTGTTGTTGACCTATCTAAAGATTGATACTTACTTTGAATAATATCCTGACTATTTGTTGCCCATGTGTTATTTTGATTTCCAAATATTGTTGATGAACCCGACGCTAGTCTCCATTGATAGAACGGAACTAATTGCGATTTAATACCATATGGATATGGGTAATACCCGACGTTGTCGGTTCCTCTAAAATTAATTCTTCCTGGTGTTAAATAATCTTTGGTTTGAAGGTCTTCTGTTGTAGATGAAAACCACACAGCCATAATCGGGTCACTAGGAGTTCCTAATATTGTTGTCGGGTTAATTGCCCCAGGAAAAATTTCATAAAATTCAGGTGAAAAATTAACATTCCCTATTTCAGAATTTATCGATAATAATTGAGCCAAGTCACCATCGATTCTTTTTTGTGGTCGGCTAAATAATTGGTCTATACCATTATCACCTGCAGGGATTAATTGTTTTAAAAAACTATCATCAGTAATTCTTGAAATAACAAATAAATTAATTAAATCTGAAGTGTCCCCATAACTAGTTGGATTAATATTTGGTAGAACATATCCTTTTGTTGATGGGTCAAAGGTTATTTCAGAATAAAAATAATCTTTCATCCCTAAATTAATAATTGTTGTTGGGTATAAAAGATTCGAGGCATTTACACTTCCCGTGTCCGTTGCTCTTTTGCCAACAAATTTATTTGACGTGTCATTCCAAGGACTACTTCTATAATAGAAGTTATTACTATCCATATTGAAGTACACTATTTCTCGAGGGAAACTAGGGTACTCTGGTTTATTTTTATTATTATAATATGTGTTAACTTGTATTGGGAATGCGTATAGTGAACCATTAATCCAATTATTCATAAATGATTGGGATAATACTCCTCGACATAATCCGTAAAAAAATCTAAACCTAAATCCCCATTCTCCAAAATTACGTAAATCTTTAACTAAGTCAGTTATTGGTCTTCTTAAAAACATATAACACCCACTTTCAACAGCATCTTTAGTAGTACATGATTGGTTAATACCAAAAGTATCTCCAAATCCTTCGTAACATTCTAACCCAACCATTGCCTCACAATCGAAACTTTCCAAAACTTTAATAGAGTTTGGTAACCCCTCTAAATCTGCAGTTACAGTTTGAGCACCTGTTTGAAACGCATCAGATGTAATATCTTCCGAGTCTGTATTTATTAGGTAGACATTAAAATTAACGTTTTGTTGTAATAATGATGGATTTAATGTCCAAGAACCACCATCTAATCCGTCTGACGATGGTAGTCTATCAGTCCTTAGTACGTTCAATTGAGCGTTATCAATTAACATTGATGGGTTGTAACTAAAAAAAGTTTTTGTTGTATAATAATATCCTAAGTCGTTAACATAATTACTTGCAAAAACAAGACCACTATTATTAACTTTCATAACCGCACTACCAGATAGGTCTTCACTGTTATCATATTTAATACTTGAAGAAAATGGACTATAAAATCCATTTGAAGATATCGATACTACTTTAGGTAAAGTAGATAAATCAACGCACGATATGAACCCTCCTATAACACCTGAAGTATTAACTTTAACAGAATAGAAAATACCGCCCCAATTCATTTTCCACCAACGATTGTTTCCATCAAACCTACTTGTATACCCAAAAAATGAGTCATAATTATTATACATTGTCAACCCAAGTCTTGGCGTGGCATTTGCTGCTACATTTGGTACAAATAAACTATCGGTATTCAGATATGGGGCATTACATCCCAAAACATCTGAAGACGCAGAAACCCCACTTCGAGTAATCCTTTTCGCAGAACCTAAAGTACCAGGGTTGTTTGGAGCTACACCATCTAATGTTGCCCCTACAGGTAATGGGTTTATACTTGCATCTAACGAACCGTAATATGCCGTATTTGTTGTATTAAATCCTGAAAACGATTGTCCCGCAATTGACGATGTTGTGGTTCCAGGTTTAAAGAAATACGATTGATTATACATATCATTTTGATTGTAAGATTGTACCGATATACTACTATTATTTAATTTTTGTATTGGTATGTTAACTCTTGTTGCTGCGGTTACAGTCCAATTCGAATCAAATTCACTTGTACCAAATAAATTACCTAACGAATATTCATTAACATATTTTGGAGAGTATGGGTCAACTCCTCTCTGTAAAACTAATATAAACTGAGAACTTGCTCCTTCAAAATATTCAAAAGCATTAAAATTGATTACGGCATTGTCAACCGACCATCCTCCAAAACTTGGTTTAGCTGGTATGTATGTACCAACACTGTTAAGAATATTACCAAAAGATTGTGTCGTACCTGTATTCCATATTTTGGCGGCGTCCGATACTGTTATCGCAGTAATAACTTGGTAATACTCAACATCCGCAGGGAATCTATAATTAGTTTCAGATGAACCATAAGGTAAGTTATATCTAACAGGTGTTACAATATTTGATACTTGTGTTGTTGCATAAGATACGTCTATTGTTGTTGCTCCACTACCATTATAAGTTTCACCACTAATACCCGTAATAATACCGTCGGCAGTTGATGCACTGTAAAGATAATTTGTATCTGTAGTTCCAGTTATATTAATAAAAGTTAATAAATCTCCCGCAGCAAATTGCTCCTGCGATAACACCGTTATGGTATTATCATAATGATGTTTTCCAAAATTGGAATCTTTTGCGAATGTTACTTTAATTTTATTAATATTTGAAAAATAACTTTCTCTTAAATTAAAAATATTAATTCTTTCACCAATAGGTAAATCATATGATGCAACAAATCTACCTCCTCCAATGTTTAATTGTTGTGAAAGAGGTAACTTATATCTTGATGGGTCTCCAATATTAGAAGTTAACCCAAGTCCTGCTATCGCTTCACTAAACATGATGGACCAATCCTCACCATTTTCTGTATCTCCTGAGAAATAACTAGATGCTAATCCATCGTAATAAAGGTCTGAAGATGAAAGATAAGATAAAACACCTGCACCATCTACACCTGAAGTTGCTTGGTTATTTGAACTATCTTTAAGGGTTTGTTTACAATCACAAGCCTGACAATCAGGATAAGTAATCATTGGTAACCTTATTGTATAATCTTTTTTAGTACAATACTTTCTCCATTTTTTAAATGGGTACCAAGAAAAAACTCTTTTCACTCTAATACCAACATAGGAAAGCCAACATAAAAAGTCTAAAACTAAATTATATAAAAATAATAAAATATGCCCAATAGTTAATAAGATTAACGCTACTGGTTGTATTACCGTCATTAAAATTGAGAAGAGGAAAAATAAAAAATCAAAGTTTCTAAACCCGTCATTAACAGGAAATTTGTTAACACTATCTTCACAATCTTGGTCATCAATTTCTTTAATACCAATAAACCTACCTGGCGCGGACCCAATAATATTTCTACCACTTTTGTATTGGTCAATCAAAGAAGACACCGTATAAACTTTATTGAATTGAAATTCGTAGAATGTATCTTCGCAATCGATAATCTCATTAAGTCTCTCTATTTTTTTCTGTCCAATAAATCCATCAGTATAACCACTCCAAGCCAATCCAAAATAATAAGAACTCTGTTGTTGTTTAGAATTATTTGTTGTTGGAATACTTCTAGTTGACGGGTCTGATGATGATGTTGTCCATCCGTATTCTTTAACGTTTGGAACTAAATAATAAGCTCTTCTTGTTTGTAAAGTTAAATCATTTGGTTGAGTCCATTTGACCTTAAAACGGTACTTGGCCTTTGTTGGAACTCCAACAGTTGGGTCATTTGACAATACTTTTTCACCAAATTCATTAGTTATAAAATAATCTAAGTTCATTGGTAATTCTATTAACCATGTTCCTGAACCATCAATAACATTTCCTGATTGTTCTAACTCATATTGTTCTAAAACAGGGTTACCATCTATATCTTGTTGTATTGTTTGTCTTAACGCTAATATTTGACCTGGTGATGTTGTTAAACCGCATAGGTTACCCATGTTATCTTTTGGTCTTCCATTATTCCTTACTCTTAGAGTGTCAGGTGAAGAAAACATACATCCCATAAACACCGATGTCGGTTGTATATCAACATTGGCATCATCTCTTAAATCAAAATCTAATCGATTTATTGCAATTTGACAAAGTGACGCATCACCCCATAATGGAGAAACTTCAACGTTCTTAACTAAATTAACTATTTGTGGTAATGAATTTAAATCTGTTGAAGTTCTAAATTTAGAACCCGCAACTTGTGCTTCGGTTGCCAACCCCATTCTAATTAAATCCTGAGGTGTTAGTGAGAACTCTCCAATATCGGATAAGTCAACATCCATAACAATCGCTTGGTCCCCTAACGGAACCCCCATTATCATGTAATCCCCACTTTCGTTTGTTTTGGCAGTATACTTGTAATACGTGTCATATATTTCAACTGCAGTTATCCCCGTAAGAGAATCCGCTCTTGTTGGTAGTGTACCTGTCGCTGAGTGCTTTGAATATGATTTTTCGTAAGGTAAAAGATTGTATCGATATCCGTCTTCATTTTTATCTGAAGGAGATTCATAAGGATAGATACTTGATATTAAAGGATTAGATTCGTCAACATTGGTTATTGGGACGAATACCGCAACTCTCGCATTAGGTATACCCAACCCATTATTGGCGGTAACTCTACCAACAATAACACCATAGTCCGCACAACTTCTTGTGTAGATATCCGCTTGTTGTATTTTTAACGATAAGATTTCTAAGAATTCAAACTCTTGGTCTAATTGGACGTTGATTGTCTTATTAGACCCGAGTTCGGTTTTTATCCTATATGATTGACCCATGTATTACCTTTAATTTATAAATAGTTTATGTGTTATTTTTAAAGTACTAACACACTCTTTTTAATAATAAACTAAACGTAACGAGAATAAACCTATTAAGAGAAGGTAACTGATTGGAAATTTTTAACCGAAACTCTAATATCTTTGTTTGGATAACGGATTTGGTAAACTTGTGAAGGTTGAGCAAACACCGTATCATCCACAGGTAATATTTCTTTAGTTTCAGGGTCGGAATACTCCATAGATGTTTCAGCCGAAGAATATTGCCCCCCAACTTTATTGTAAACATTCATTCCTGCAACAGTGATTACACCATTTTGATTTTGAACAATACTTCTAAGTTCAGATAGGTATACGTTTTGCCCTAACTGTCTTACTTGAGGATTAAAATACGCTGATATTTTGTCAACCACATCAGCAATAACTTGTCCTGAATTCTGAGCAGCATCTAATACAATCTGAACATCAACACTAAGGTCAATAACTTCAGCGGTTAAGATAGAAATGTAGTCATTTATCATTCGATAGTTTGATAGATAAGTTGCCACATTCTGTCTTAAAGTATCAGAAACAATATTGGTTAATTTACCTGAAGTATCGTATGATAGTAATTGAATTAATATTTTGTTGTTATTTTCTGTAATTGAAACTTTGGCAGGTGCTCCGAATTCCGCTGGCATGTTTCTAATAAGAGCCTCATAATCTTGGACTGTCACTGCTCTTTTTTGAGCGGAGAAGTTAAACGATACATAGTTTCTTATTTCTTCTAATGATGGAAGTCCTGCTCCACCAATTGCCGCGGTTACGTTAGTACATCTTAACGAGTTAACTACTGAAGAGTTTGTTAACTCTGAAGGACCATTAACGTAGAATGAAACAGTGCCTATTTGATTAATAACATTCGTTCCTAAGTTTGATGCCAATCCCCCACCAACTCTATATTGTATGAATAGTGTTGAGTTTGGAACTAATGCCGAACCTAAAGAGAAGTTGTTTGTATATCTTTGTAAATCTAATGTTGTCCCTACTGTTGTAAATTGGTCTAAAGCATCTTGAGCGGTATTGGTACCACCACCGAAAGTCATTTTCTTAAATCCTTCAGGTGTGTATTCGCTAATAAATCTGTTTTGTGTTTGAATGTATCTTCCTACTTTAATACCAGGTTGGTCAGATACTTTTGTAGGGTCTTCAACAAAAACTCTATCTTCGGCTAATGCGTCTACCTCGTACCATCTATTAGATGCTCCGATAAACTCAGCACTTGTTGGTATATTACTATACTCGGTACCACTCTTAAGTAATACACTTGTAATACCTAATACATTTTTTTCAGGTAAGAATAATTCAAAGAATGGTCTAACGTCATTTGGACTAACTACTTTTTTGAATACTTTAGTTATACCATTAACAACTAACTCTCTTTTGGTGATAGTATAGTTAATTAATACGTTGTTGGAGTTGAAATTTGGAATCTTTAATCTGTTCGGAAACCCTTGAGCATTATATGGTGATGTAAAATCAATATCATAGATATTCTCAAATACAATACCCGCCCCTGTTACTTGAGACCCTCTTGTTAGAGTTCCTAAGTATCTTTCATCTTCTTTATCACCGAACGCAGGAACTGTGATTGAGAAGTCAACAAGAGCAACTGAAGGTCTTTGACCTGGCAATTTTAAACCGTAGGTTCTTGCAATGTTATATATTGAAGACCTTTGTTGTGCGTATTGAAGTACCGTTTCTTGAATACTTCTATCAATATGATAATGTAGGTTATCGGCAACGGCTGCGTTTAAATCTAAGAATACTGAGAATACCGAAGCATCATTAAAATCTTGAATTAATTCAGGATAGTATGTTTTGCAATAGTTAAGTAACTCAGTTCTTATTCCCTGATAATCTCTGGTTGTATATGATATTTTACGATTCGCCATCTATATTAAATATTGATAATTACAAAATCACTCTGAGCAAACGTATTTGATTCTACTGAGTAATCGATTTTAATTTTTGCAGTATATTCTGATGTCCCTTTACCTGGAAATCTATATACTGGTGATTCGCTACTTCCTACGATGTTTTGTCCTTCCGCGATATCAACCTCTTCCATTGGGTCTGCAGGTGTGATTGAGATATTATTTAATAATAAATTTGGCATGTATCTCGAAACAGCTTCTCTGATGTCAGATTGAATCGCATCAAACGTAAGTCCGTCAAAAGGTTCAAATAAAAATTCATATAGTCTTGTTCCAAAATCAGGTAAGTAATATCTTGTACCTTTTCTTGTTAACAATAAATGAACTAAATCCGCTTTAATCTGTTGAGCTTCAAGCTCTGTTAATTGTAAATAATCTCCTCTTTTAGAATCTCTAAAAGGAAAATTAATACCATATGTAGTTCCATCTGCCATAACTATAAATATAATACCCTC